GAAGACGATGCCAAGAAGGAATGGAAGCGGATGGGCAAAATCCTCGAACAGATAGGGATATTAACGGAGATGGATATGACAGCCTTCGCAGGCTATTGCCAAGCCTATGCCCGTTGGAAGGAAGCCGAAGAGTTTCTCTCTAAACATGGGTCTATCATCAAGACTCCAAATGGTTATCTCCAACAAGTGCCACAGGTATCTATCAGCCAGACCAATCTGAAAATCATGCTTAAGTTCTGTGAGCAGTTTGGTCTGACACCATCAGCTCGTAATCGCTTGGCGACCATGGACGCAGAGGTTGGCACTGGTGATGAGATGGAGGATTTATTAGGAGGTGTTTTATGACCTATCACTACGAACCGAGTCCCTTTATGCTTCCGACTTCTCGTTACGACAAGGCAAAGGCAGATAGAGCAGTGACCTTTATTAATAACCTATCTCATACCAAGGGGAAGTGGGCTGGGAAGAAATTTGATTTGTTGCCGTGGCAGGAACAGATAGTTCGTGACCTCTTTGGGATTGTTAAGGAAGATGGCAATCGTCAATTTCTGACAGCCTATATCGAGATTCCAAAGAAAAACGGAAAGTCTGAACTGGCCGCTGCTATTGCTCTTTACCTTCTTTATGCAGATAATGAAGCCAGTGCGGAAGTTTATGGTGCAGCATGCGACCGTAATCAAGCCTCGATTGTTTTTGATGTCGCAAAACAGATGGTTCAGATGAGTCGTCCGCTAGAGAAACGTTCCAAGATTATGGCAGCAACCAAGCGGATAGTGAATTATTCCAATGCTGGATTTTACCAAGTCCTCTCAGCTGAGACAGGAACCAAACACGGACTCAACGTGTCAGGTCTTGTCTTTGATGAAATCCATGCCCAACCCAATCGCCATCTCTATGATGTTTTAACCAAGGGTTCTGGTGATGCCAGGGAACAACCCCTCTTTTTCATCATCACAACAGCTGGAACGGTTAAAAACTCCATCTGTTATGAACTCCACACCAAGGCACTTGACATTCTTAAAGGTCGAAAGAAGGACACGTCCTTTTATCCAGTGGTTTATGGATTGTCTGATGAAGATGATTGGAATGACGAAGCCAACTGGCTAAAAGCCAATCCCTCACTTGGTCATACCATTGGGATTGACCGTGTTCGTGAAGCCTACCAACAGGCTCTTGATAACCCAGCTGAAGAGAATGTCTTTAAGCAACTCCGTCTCAACATGTGGACGAGTTCCCATGTGGCTTGGATTCCTGAACATGTCTATGCGAAAGGCAATGCCCCCATCGACTATGAAGCTCTAAAAGGTCGTGACTGTTACGCAGGGCTTGACTTATCGAGCACCTCAGATATCACCGCCTTTGTCTTAGTCTTTCCGCCACGACATAGCGAGGAGAACTACATCATCCTGCCTTTCTTTTGGTTACCAGAAGATACCTTGGAATTGAGGTGTCGTCGTGACCACGTCCTTTATGATGTTTGGAAAAGGCAGGGTTACATCAAGACAACGGAAGGGAATGTTGTTCACTATGGATTCATTGAAGCCTTTATCGAACAACTCTCTGAAACCTACCACATCAAAGAGATTGCTTATGACCGTTGGAATGCGACGCAGATGGTTCAGAACCTTGAAGGCATAGGCTTAACCATGGTGCCCTTTGGACAAGGCTATAAGGATATGAGTCCACCGTCCAAGGAACTCTACAAGCTCATGATGGAAGGGAAAATCCAACACGGTGGTCATCCTGTTCTAAAATGGATGGGACAAAACGTGGTCATGCGACAAGATCCTGCTGGCAACATCAAGCCAGACAAAGAAAAATCCGTTGAGAAGATTGACGGTATTGTGGCTCTTATCATGGGACTTGACCGTTGCATTCGCCACCAGGATGATGAAACGAGTGTCTATGATGAGCGAGGACTTTTGAGTTTTTAGGATAAAAACAACCTAAATAGGTTGAATGTATCCTAAAAAGTGATAAAATAGAGTAAAGGAGGAAATAGCTATGCAAATTAATATTGAAAACTTAGTCTCTATTTCTGAAGCGAATCAAAACTTCTCTAAAGTAGCCCGCATGGTCGATGCTAACGGTACTGCAGTCATTTTGAAAAATAACACACCAAAGTACGTTTTAGTAGATTACCAAAGTCTGATTAAAGAGGAGCAAGATACACCAGTAGTTGTTGAACAAACAACATTGGATGAGGTTGCGACTTCAGTATTATCACGTCATCTTGATGCATTTAAGGAATTGGCCAAATGAGAATACTAACTGTTGAGCAAGTTATTGAACTGCACAGTAGGTTAATTCAAGCTACTGGCGGTTTAGATGGCGTCAGAGATGCTGGTCTAGTAGAATCATCTTTATCTTCAGCTTTTAGTTCTTATTTTGGTATTGAAAAATATCCAAGTATAGAAGAAAAAGCTGCTAGACTTTGTTATTCATTGGTTAATAATCATGCCTTCCTTGATGGTAACAAGCGTATTGGAGTTTATGTCATGATTATTTTCCTCGAATTAAATGGTATCGTTTTAAATCAGACTGATGAAGAAATTGTTAAGCTAGGTCTTGGGGTTGCTGCGTCAGAATTAGATTATAACGCAATCTTGGAGTATATCAGGAACCATTAATTAATAGTTAAGCGAGGTGAATAGAATGACTCACAGTATTTTGTCTCTAGAGGTTGAAAATGAGTTACTATCAAGCGTTCGTGAAGTTTGTACTGAATCTGATTTGAAACTAGAGGAACTTGTTAAAGACTATTTAGGATTTTTGGCAGGTTTAAATGCTTCAGCAATTGAGCAGGTTAGTGCATTACCTAATGAAAATGAAAAAGCCGAATGGCTTGCCAAATACTATTTCGATGCTCGAATTAATCAATTACAATTTGAAGCACTGAAAAAGGAAGTATTACTTGGACATGACAAAATCAAAGAAAGTAAAGTAACACGTCTTGAAGATGTCAGACATGAATTTGATTGATGTATAATTAGACTGAAAGCACTTCAAAATGATGTGCTTTTTTCGTACCCAAAAATAAGGAGGTCAAATGGGTATTTTAGATTGGATTGGATCGAAGCGCTCAAGAGATAAGCCACATAATAGTTATGAGGGACAGGATTTTTCCTATCTCTTTGGACGGACGACCAGTGGTGAAACCGTAGATGAGTTTAAGGCTATGCAGACGACGGCCGTTTATGCTTGTGTGCGTATCCTTGCTGAAGCAGTAGCGTCACTTCCTATTCACGTCTATGAACGGACAGAAACTGGGAAGGAGAAAAAGCTGGACCACCCACTGTACTTTCTTCTTCATGATGAGCCAAATCCAGAAATGTCATCCTTTATTTTTCGAGAAACCATGATGAGTCATTTGTTAATATGGGGAAATGCATATGTGCAGATTATCAGAGATAAGGGTGGACGAGTGATTAGTCTCTATCCACTCTTGCCTGATAAGATGTCTGTCCATCGTGATGATAGTGGGAGACTTTACTACAAATACCAGCGCCAGACAGAAGAAAACCCTAATTTCAATGATAAGGGAACTGTCTTATTGAAGCAGGAAGATATTCTTCATGTGCCTGGTCTTGGGTTTGATGGCTTGATTGGTTACTCACCAATTGCGATGGCTAAAAATGCGATTGGGATGACCCTAGCTACCGAAAACTATGGGGCATCTTTCTTTAAAAATGGCGCTAACCCAGGTGGTGTTTTGGAGCACCCAGGTATCCTTAAAGACCCTAAACGAGTGAGGGATTCTTGGAATGCCGTTTACAATGGGGTCACAAATGCCCATAAAGTGGCTGTACTCGAAGAAGGCATGAAGTATACTCAAGTGGGAATCCCCCCTGAAGAAGCCCAATTTTTACAAACACGGAAGTTTCAGATTAACGAAATTGCACGACTTTACCGTATCCCACCACACATGGTTGGTGATTTGGAGAAGTCGTCTTTTTCAAATATCGAACAACAGTCACTTGAATTTGTCAAATATACCTTAGACCCTTGGGTAGTTCGTTTAGAACAAGCTTTCAAGAGGTCTCTTTTTTTACCCGAAGAAAAAAACAATACTTTGTTAAATTCAATGTGGATGGTCTACTTCGTGGGGATTACCAAAGTCGAATGAATGGCTATGCCATCGCAAGACAAAACGGTTGGCTGTCAACTAATGACATCCGTGAATTGGAAGATTTGAACTTGTTGTCAGATGAAGAAGGTGGAAACCTCTACTTGATTAACGGCAATATGACCAAACTAGAAGATGCTGGTGGCTTTATGAAACAACCTACGGAAACTGAGCCAACTGAAAACGCAACAGAGGAGGAAGTAGATGCGTAAATTTTGGAATTTTACAGACGAAGGTGGCGTCCGTACCCTTAGGATTGAAGGACAGATTGCGGACGAGACTTGGTTTGGGGATGAAGTCACCCCACAGCAATTTAAGAACGACTTGATTTCTGGAACAGGCGATATCACCCTATGGATCAATAGTCCAGGGGGTGATGTTTTTGCGGCCGCTCAAATCTATAACATGCTTATGGATTATCAGGGAGATGTCCATGTCATCATTGATGGTCTAGCTGCGAGTGCTGCCAGTGTCATTGCCATGGCAGGGACAACAGTTTCCATGAGTCCAGTTGCCATGATGATGATTCATAATCCTTGGACGTTCGCGCAAGGTGAAGCGAAAGATATGGCCAAGGTCATTGAGATGCTTGGCGAAATTAAGGAGTCCATTATCAATGCCTATGAGCTTAGAACTGGACTTTCCAGAACCAAGATTTCTCATCTTATGGATTCGGAATCTTGGTTCAATGCCAAGAAAGCTGTGGAGCTTGGTTTTGCGGATAAGGTGCTCTTTGAGAAAGAGGAGACACCTGAGCAGGATGATCAAAATAGCTACACCTTTAGTAGAGTGACTGCTGCTCATGATTTGGTGGTGAAACTGCAAGCGAGCCTTCAACCACCCAAACCACAGAAATCAATCCCCATCAATCAGTTGGAAAAACGATTGAACCTATTGAAATAAAAGGAGAATACCTATGTCTAAACTACTTGAATTGAAAGAAAAACGTAACGCTGCTTGGGCTCAAGCGAAAGCCTTTCTGGATACTGTTCGCTCTGAAGACGGCTTGGTATCAGATGAAGATTCCAAACGCTATGAAGAGATGGAAGCAAAAATCGAGCTCTACAATAAAGAAATTGCTCGCTTGGAGCGCCAAGAAAAGATTGACCTTGAACTAGCGCAACCGAACTCACATGCTCTAACGACGCAGCCAACAGTCATTGTCGATAACCAAAAAGAAGATGAAAAGAAAGGTGTGGCATCAGGCATCTACACCCAAACTTTCTGGACCAGTATCCGTAAGCGACACTTCTATGACGTGAAGGATGTTCTTCGTGTCGGTGAAGATACAGAAGGCGGACATCTTGTCCCTGATGAGTACGAAAAGAAATTGGTTCAAGGTCTTCAGGAAGAAAACTTTTTCCGTAGTCTCGCGACTGTTATTAAAACCTCTAGTGGTGAGCGTAAAATTCCAGTTGTAACTGGTCACGGTTCAGCCTCTTGGATGGACGAGAATGGACTCTATCCAGAGACGGATGAGACTTTTGGTCAAGTGACGCTTGATTCGCATAAGATTGGGACAGCAATCCGTATCTCTGAAGAATTGCTCAATGACTCTGTCTTTGACCTTGAGTCTTATATGACTTCTGAGTTCGCACGTCGTATTGGTACAGAAGAAGAAAAATCTTTCTTGGTAGGTGATGGTTCTAAAAAACCAACTGGTATCTTTACGCAAGCAGACGTAGAAGGACCAACGACCACAACCAAAGACATCACCTTTGATGACATGATTGAGCTTTATCACTCACTTCCAGCTCCTTACCGTAAGAATGCGGTCTGGATTTTACATGACACTACGGTAAAAGCTATCCGCAAGCTTAAGGACAATAATGGCAATTACATCTGGCAACCGTCTACACAGGCAGGTCAACCTGATTTGATTCTAAACCGTCCTTACTACACGTCAACCTTTGCGCCACTTCCAGAAGCAGGAAACAAAGCTATTGCTTTTGGTGATTTCTCTTACTACTGGATTGCGGACCGTCAAGGGCGTACCTTCAAACGTCTCAATGAGCTTTACGCTAACAATGGTCAGATTGGTTTTCTTGCCAGCCAGCGTGTGGATGGGAAACTCGTTCTACCAGAAGCGGTGAAGACTTTGACCATCAAAGGTAAAACGGCATGATGACGTTAGAAGAAGTCAAGCTTTATCTGAAGGTGGAAAATGACGAGGAGGATTTTCTTATCCAGCAGTTAATGGCAACTAGCCAACAGCTCTGTGGAGATATTCTTCGTGAGGACTCCACTTCAGAAGTTCTAAAGACGGCAATCCTCTATGGGGTTGCCTATCTTTATGAACACCGTGAAGAAGCCAATCACAAAGAGTTAAAGGAAACTCTCTACCATTTGCTTTTAGCTGACAGGAAGGATGTGTTCTGATGAAGATTGCGCCTCTAAGAGAACAGCTGGTCTTTCAAGAAAAGCGACTCAAGCAGGACGATATCGGGAACGAGTCAGCCATTTGGGATGACCTTTTTATGCGTTGGTGTTCTTGTCGTCCTCTTGCTTTAACAGAGAGTGATGGGAGTGCTACCAAGCTCATTCACAACAAGGTACAGTTTACGCTTCGATATGACAAGAAGGTTCTTGCCCTTAATTCTTTAACGACTCGGATTTACTTCCGTGACCAGTTTTACGCTATCGAGTCCATTGATGGTGATACTGTGGCCCGAAGCTTGATTTACATCGTTGCGACTAAGGAGGAGCTTTATGACTAAGATTGGACTTGATGATTTAACTTCTGTCATCGAAAAGGAGCTAACGACTTATGCCAAAGAGACCATAGAGACCATGCGTGAGGTGGTTGAGGAAGTGACAGACGATGCCGTTGATACCTTAACCGTTACTTCCCCAAAACGTCGTGGGAAGTATGCCAAGGGCTGGAAAAGCAAGGCAACCACTGACACCAATACCGCTCTGACGAAAACCATTCACAACCGAACACCAGGACTGACGCACCTCCTTGAATATGGGCATGCTAAACAAAATGGTGGTCGGGTTGAAGGGCGAAAGCACATCGCTCCTGTCGAGAAAAAGGCGATTCAGTCGTTTGAAGACAAATTGCGACAGAAACTGTGAGGTGGCTTATGAGATTTGAAGAGCTTTTTCCTGTTCTAAAAAAGACCAAACTCCCAGTAGCCTATCACCATTTTGAGGAAGGGCACAGTCCAAGTCCGCCTTTTATGGTTTATCTGGTTACGGATTCAGACAATCTTGGGGCAGACAACTGGGCTTATCACAAAGCTATCAACGTACAGATTGAGCTTTACACGACTAAGAAAGATTTAGCAACAGAAAAAACGGTGGAATCAGTCCTTGATGCCCACCGTCTTTATTTTGACAAGGTAGAGACTTACATCACTAGTGAGAAACTCTACCAAACCATTTATTCCATCACACTATTAGGAGGATAACCATGGCAGAAAAAAACAAGGTCACCTTTGGCCTACAAGATGTCCACTGGGCAGAAGTCACCAGTGAGGGAGCTGACGGGGCTTTGACTTATGGCACTGTCGAGCGACTTCGTGGTGCTGCAGAACTAACCCTTGAACCCACTGGAGACAAGGGGTCTTACAAGGCAGACAACATCAACTTTTACACGACTGAATCTAATGACGGCTATGAGGGAACACTGAAAGTTGCCCTCTTATCACAGGAGTTTCTGACTCGTGTTCTAGGTGAGAAATTGGATGCGACCACCAATACCATTTCAGAGATTGCCAGTAGCAAGAAAAAGAACTTCGCTCTCATGTTCCGATTTGAAGGGGACAAAAAAGAGACGCTTCATGTGCTTTATTACTGTTATGCGTCTCGCCCAACTGTTGGCTCAAAAACCAAGTCTGGGTCTGATATCAATGAGGTAGAGTTGACCTTTACGGCAAGCCCACGACCACTTGATAAGGTGGTGAGACGCAGAACAACGGAAGAAACCAGTGATGAGATTCGTGAGAACTGGTTTAAGTCGGTCTTTGAACCAGCTGCTTAAAGGAGGAGAACATGCGACAAAATATCACGATTAGTGGAAAAACATATCCCCTGGCCACTAACGCCTATACACCGATTGCTTATAAAGAGCAATTCGGAAAAGATTATTTCCAAGACCTCTTTAACATGTTGAGTGCGGAATCCATCATGGCTCAGCTTGAGCAATTGGAAGAAGGGGAAGAGTTAAAGGCTAGTCAGATTGACTTGTCTATTTTATCTGACTTCGACATGACCTTTTTCCACCGTCTCTTTTGGGTCTTTGCCAAGTCAGCCAATCCTCGAATCAAGCCCTTCGAGGATTTCTTTATGTCGATGGAGGAATTCCCTCTTCAGGAAGTTGGCCCCGTCTTAATGTCCATGCTTAACCAAGGGATGACAACCAGAAAAAAGCAGAAACTTCCGAAACAGCGAGCGAGGAAGTCTTCACGGTAGAAAGCTACCTCTCTTGTTGTAAGGAGACTGGCCTTTCCATTGACGATTTAAAGCATATCACAATTGGCATGGCACTTGACTATCAGACGGATTATGTGGAGCTAAGAAGTCGAGATGAGACTGGAGTTCGCAGAGCAACCCAAGCAGACCTTGACAATTTTTGATAGGAACTGAACACGGGCTAAAAGCTGTGTAAAAAAGAGAGATGGACTTTAGTGCAAGCACCATTCTTCCATCTCCTATTTTTACTTTGCTTTTGACGCCCTTAGTATCTTGATGGAGGGAGGTGTGACGATGGCAGGAAACATTAAGGGGATTACCATTGAGATTGGTGGCGATACCCAGCCCTTACAAACTGCCTTAAAGGGTTTGAATAAACAGGCTTCTGAAGCCACCAAAGAACTGCGTCAGATTGACAAGGCACTCAAGTTTGACACTGGCAATGTCACTCTTTTGACCCAGAAGCAGGAAGTCTTAGCCAAACAAGTTGAGACGACTAAAGAGAAACTCGCCACGCTTCGTCAAGCTCAAGCCCAAGTCGAGGCTCAGTTCAAGGCCGGTAACATCGGTGCAGACCAATACCGTGCCTTCCAACGTGAGGTGGAGAGTACTCAAACAGTCTTAAAGGGCTATGAATCAAAGCTAGAAAGTGTTAACAGAGCTCTCTCAGAAAACGGAGCGCAGGTTGAAACCAATCAGTCCAAACTTAATCGTCTCCAAAATGAGCAGGCACAGTTGGTGTCAGAAAGTGAAAAACTCCAAAGTTCCTTTAAGCTACAAGAATCAGCATTAGCAACTACCGCAAGTGAGGCCGATAAGTTAGCACTTGCTCAACAAAAGGTTGCTTCTCATTCAGAAATCCTTGAGAAACAGATACATAATCTGGAACAACAGCTCTCTTTGACGAAGAGTGAATATGGGGAGAATTCAGTTGAAGCTAACAAGCTTGAGAAAACACTTAATGAGACCAAGACAGCTTACAACAATCTCCAAAATGAGATGGAGGAGTTGGCATCTAGCTCTGCGAGTTCCAAAGCTTCTTTGGAAGAAACAAATAGTCTCTTAAAGGCTGATCTTCTCATGGAGTTTGGTGACCAACTGGGAGAGTTGTCGCAGAAGTTGATTGACTTCGGTCAACAATCGCTTGACGCATTTCTTGAAGTTGATGAGGGCATGGATATCATTGTCACGAAAACTGGGGCAACTGGTTCTGCCCTTGAAGAGATGACAGACATCGCCAAAACCCTAGCCACTGAACTGCCAACAGATTTTAATACGGCAGGAAGTGCCGTAGGGGAGTTAAATACGCAATTTGGGTTAACAGGAGATGCCCTTAAATCAGCCTCTACCCAGTTAATTCAATTCTCAGAGATCAATGGGAGTGATGTGACGAGTTCAGCCATTTCAGCCAAACAAGCGATTGAGGCCTATGGACTTGAAGCGACTGATTTATCAAGTGTCTTAGACACGGTTACTTATACCAGTCAGTCAACTGGTGTCGGTGTCCAAGAGTTGATGGACAAGGCAGTAGCTGGAGCACCACAAATTAAAGCCCTTGGCCTTTCTTTTGATGAGGGCGTCACCTTGATGGGGCAGTTTGAAAAAGCAGGGATTGATTCTTCTGCAGCACTTTCGTCACTCTCAAAGGCAGCTGTTAAGTATGCGGGTGATGGGTTAACGCTTCAAGAAGGACTTGCTGGAACCATTGAACAAATTAAAACCTCAACGAGTGAAACAGAGGCTCTTTCTCTAGCCTCAGAAATCTTTGGTAGTAAAGCAGCTCCACGTATGGTTGATGCCATCAAGCGTGGGGCTTTATCTTTTGAAGATTTAGCAGGAACAGCTGATAAAGCAGCTGGGATTGTCACTCAGACCTATGAGGGGACGCTTGATCCTATTGATCAGTTTACAACTGCTCAAAACACGGCGAAGTTAGCGATGGCTGAAATGGGAGACGCTATTGCTGCAACCCTAGCTCCTATCTTGGAAATATTAGCGAGTTTACTTCAAGCTGTTGCCACATGGTTCTCTGGTCTTTCAGAGCCAGTCAAGCAGTTTATTGTCATTGTCGGAAGTTTGGTTGCAGCCCTTGGCTTAGTCCTCCCGATTTTCATTGCCCTGCAAGCAGCTGCTATGGCAATGGGAACTACCATCATGGGGATGATAACTGCAGCAGCTCCAATTGTAGGGATTATTCTTGGTGTTATTGCCGTTGTTGCCTTACTGGTTGTTGGGATTCAACAACTCTGGCAACATCACGAAGGGTTTAGAACAGCTGTGACAGAAATCTGGAACGCCATCTATGCCTTTTTATCTGTCATTATCCAACAGATATCAAGCTTTGTCATGTCGATATGGGGAACCTTGACTACTTGGTGGACAGAGAACCAACAGCTAATTCTTAATGCCGCAAACACTGTGTGGACAGCTATTTCAACAGTCATTCAAACCATCATGACCATTCTTGGACCTTACCTTCAAGCCAGTTGGGAGAATATCAAACTGATTATCACGACAGCTTGGGACATCATTAAAGTGGTCGTTGAAACAGCTATCAATGTTGTCTTAGGTATTATCAAGGCAGTTATGCAGATTATCACGGGTGATTGGTCAGGTGCCTGGGAAACCATCAAGCAGGTCGTCTCTACAGTTTGGGAAGCCATCAAGTCACTGATTTCGATTGTTCTAAGTGCCATTGCTCAGTTCATTTCCAATTCCTGGAATGGCATTAAAGGCACCATGACAAACTTACTAAATAGTATCAAATCTGTCGTTAGTAATGTCTGGAATAGCATTAAGTCCACGATTAGTTCCATTCTATCTAGTATTGGCTCAACGGTATCTTCCGTTTGGAACGGAATGAAGGCTACTATCTCAGGTGTCCTAAGTGGTATTTCAAACACAGTGTCCTCTGTCTGGAATGGGGTCAAATCGACCATTACAAATGCCATCAATGGGGCAAAAAATGCGGTCTCTTCAGCCATCAATGCCATTAAGAATCTCTTTAACTTCAAGATTAAGTGGCCACATATTCCTCTTCCGCACTTTAGTGTGTCAGGTTCTGCCAATCCCCTTGATTGGTTAAAAGGTGGCTTACCTAAGATTTCCATTCAGTGGTACGCCAAGGGTGGGATTCTGACTAAACCAACGGCATTTGGTATGACAGGGAACAGCTTGATGGTTGGAGGAGAAGCAGGACGTGAAGCAGTTCTACCTCTTAATAACCAAACTCTTGGCAGTATCGGACGCAGCATCGCAGCCACCATGCCTAGCAAGGGAACAACCATAACGGTCAATATCACAGATGTTGTGATTCGTGAAGAAGCGGATATGAAAAAACTAGCCGATTATGTAGCTGGTCGATTAGCTGATGAAATGGCACGACAAGCCTTACTGAGAGGAGGAACAGTGTGATTAAACATAATGAATTAGTACTGAATGGAAAAGGCACCTCGTCTTTTCCTTTTAAAGTTCTTGTGGAAGATAGACCGAGTATTCAAGTGCCACGGTCTAAAACGCAACTCCTAGACCATCGTGGGTTGAGTGGGGCGATTGTTCAAACCAATAAGCATCGTGAAGTGATTGAGAAATCTTACCGCTTGTATCTGATTGGTGCGAGTGAGAAAGAGGTCAATGAGTTCTCGGCTTATCTCATGCAGGAAGGATTTTGGCTAGAAAGCGAACGCCTTAAGCTCACTAGGCTCTGGTGTTACCGAACGGATAGCTTTGACATCAAACAGGATGACCATGATGTGTATGTGATTGATGTGACCTTTATCTGTCACCCCACTCGCTTTTTTAAGAGTGGGGATAGGCAAGTTTTGAGTGCCAATGGTGTGTTAAAAACACAAGGCTCTGCCCTTGCCTTTCCTAGCATTACCATAACTGGTCAATCCGTATCAGAGACTTCGTTTACAGTAGGTGACCAGGTGATACGGATTGAGAAATTTACAGAGCCTCTTGTTATGGTGAATCACCCAGACCGTCCTAGTTTTAAGACCCTATCAGGGAAAGCTGTCAAGTGGTCTGGGGACTTCATCACGATTGATGCTAGTCATCCAACACAATCTGTCGGAGTGATTTTAGGCAGTGGGATCTTATCGCTTACTTTTGAAACGAATTGGGGGTGGGTGTGATGCTTTACTTACTTGATGGTCAAACAAGGACAGCGAAGTGGAACGGCCAGCCCCTCTTTGAAGCAGTAAGTGCGACGGTAGAAGAAAAGTTGAATGGCACCTTTCAGCTTCGCTTAACTTATCCCATTACAGATTCAGGTGTTCATGAAACCCTTAGAACAGATGAATTGATTTTGTGTCCAACTCCAGATTTAGGAAAACAGCTCTTTCGTGTTAAGCAGGCAAAAATTCAAGACGATACGGTAGAGCTTGAGTGCTCTCACATTTCTGATGATGTGATGAAACGTCAAATTAAGCCCTTTTCTGCGACTAATACCACCTGCCAATCAGCCCTTATGAGGATGGTTGAGGTTTGTCCATCTGATTTAGGACTTTTTAGCTTTGACAGTGATGTGACGGAGCGTCATACCTATGTGTCTGACGAAGACTTGACACTTTATCAAGCTCTAATGGATGGTAAACATTCCATCCTTGGAACCTGGGAAGGTGAGCTCGTTCGTGATAACTTTCAGCTGATAGTTAAGAAACACCGTGGCAACGATAAGGGAGTTATTCTCACAAGCCATCACAATCTGAAAGCTTTTGAGGATAAGGGTGATTCTGAGAAGGTCATTACGCGCATCTATGCGACCTCAACCTTTCAGATAGAAGGTAGTGATGAGGCTACCGTTCTTTCTGTCGTTGTGGAAAGTCCCCTCATTAACCAATACCCTTATATCTATGAAGCACGGTATGAGAATAACACGCTTCAGACAGAGGAAGAATTACGCCAATGGGTGATGGCTAAGTTCACACATGAGCACATCGATCACATCTCTAGACAGATAACCGTTGAAGCTTATCAGCTTGATGGTCAAGAAGTCCATCTTGGAGATACAGTCACTCTTAAAAGTCAAAAGCACAAGGTAGATGTTAAGAAAAAGGCAGTTGGTTATACCTTTGACGCTCTAGAAGAAGTGTATCTTTCGGTGACCTTTGATGATGAGGTTAGCTTTACAACCTCTGGATCATCTGGGCCCCATTCGCTAACCAGTGCGGCTAAGACCATTCTTGATGTCCATCAGTCGGTTACAGAACACCGTGCGTCTAAGGAGCGAGCTAATTTTAACAAGGTCTTTGATAGGCACTTTGAGCGTCTTCAAACAGAAGTTGAAGATGGTATCGCTAAGGCCGAAGCAGAAGGCGAGCGTTCTGGGAAGAAAGCTGCCCTTGATTATCTGGCAACGGATGCCCTTGAAGCACGAGTCGCAGCCCTTCAAAAAGCTACGATTGATGAGTTGACCGTCTCTAGTTCAGCATGGATGACAAGGCTTGTCTCCCAACAGATTCTATCAGAGTATGTGAAGAGTTTAGAGGTCGAGGCAGACAGGGTCGTTATTCCAGGTCAACATACCCCAGTCTTTAGTTTGGATAGGGATGGGAATCTTTCCATTGATACGCCACTCTTAAAGGTGAGAGGGGAAAGTATAGTGACACAAGCTGATCTTAAAACCATCTCTTTAACTCCTGGACCAAAGGGTGATGCTGGAGCAGATGGGGTCGGTATTCAATCAAGGGAGCAGTATTACTTAGTTTCTGCACAAAAGACTGGTCTTACGACAACAAGCACTGGTTGGAGTAAAACGATTCCTTCTCTAACTTCAACCCTTAAGTATTTGTGGAATTATGAAAAAACCACGTTCACCAATGGCTCAACGACAGTCACAACGCCTGTTGTCATCGGTGCTTATGGGGACAAGGGTGTGGATGGAAAGGCTGGTAAGGATGGAAAGACCCTATACACTTGGCGCATGTACGCAGATAGTGACAAGGGAGATGGGATTTCTGCCGTCTCAACGGGCAAACGTTACCTCGGACTAGCAGTTAATAGGGAGAGCGCAACGCCTTCAACCAATCCTAGTGACTATACCTGGTCGTCCTTTTTTGAAGGAACAGAACTCGGTGGGCGCAATTACATTGACGATTATGCCATGAAAGCGATGACTTTTTCATCTGTTACCTCTGAGTGGAAGAAGGAGGTAATTGAAGATACGAGTTCAGTTAGTGGCGTGACTGTGAAGATGACCTGTACCAAAGCAGGTACTGGCGGCTTTCATCGGAACTTCCATGATTTACGAAGTCGAGTTGGTGCTAACATGACGTTTAGTATTGATCTCAAGGCAAGCAAGACGGTTAGTCTTACCATCGGAAATGAACTGAGCGGTACTAAGGTTGTTCAAGTTAGTTCTAGCTGGCAGCGGTATTCGGTGTCTTGGAAAGTTACTAGTGCCCAGAATCATTCCTATGTCTTTTACCTGAAGTCAGGAACATGGGTGGTGGGAGATGTGGTTTATCTTCGAAATGTTCAACTAGAAGATGGCAACGTTGCTTCAGCTCCAGGACCATCTTTGAATGATCTTATCGCCCAGATTGATGCCAAGGCAGATAATGGCTTCATGAAGCAGCAATTAGACCTTCTAACTGAAAAAACAGAATCTCTCCGAGTGGATCTTGAAGCAAGAGCGTTGGCAAAAGAAGTGGCCGATTGGCTCAAGTCTTATAAAGAATTTGAGAAAAATAATGAAGCCGTCCTTGCGCAATTTAATCAAGACTTTATTGATAATACAGCTCGTATCGCAGCGATTGAAGCCGATCTTAAAGCCAACAGTCTCTTGCTTAACTTTGTGAATACTTATCTGAGAGCTGGTGATAATGGGGTCATTATTGGTAAGAAGGATAACTCTGAGGTTATCGAATTAACCCCACAAGGGATGATGATTAAGTCAGCTGGTAATGCCGTCATGACGGTGACAGCTGGTGTCATTAAGATTCATCATGGGGTATTTGTGGAGACCTTACAGGTTGGTTATTATCGACTAGAAGCCGCAAGGCATAATGCTAAGCATTTGGTTTGTCGTTTTATTGATGCCAAGTAGAAAGGAGACTTTATGGCAGATTATGGTTCAAATAATGATAGGGGCTATACCCTACTTTTGCGAGTGGAAGAAACAGGCACTTCGACCGCTAATAACACATCTACTGTTCGAGTCCAACTCTGGCTAAAGAATGGTTATACGACCTTTGGGATGTATGACTGTAGGGCAAGTGTGACTATCAATGGGCAGACACTTTCTTGGTCAGGGCGACCAGATATGTACACGGCTCATAGTTCCCTTCACTTGATTGATAAGACCATTACTGTGCCGCATGATTCTAATGGGTCAAAAACCATCAGTTTTTCTGCGACCTTCTCAGGATCTGGTGGTTGGTCACCTGGCACCTTAAATACAGGGTCACAAACGCTACGCTTAAGTGATATCCCACGGTCATCGAGTGCTACAGTTTCTGGGAATATGATGGGACAAGCCGTAACCATAACGATTAAACGTGCCAGTAGTGATTTTACCCATAACATGACCTGGCATTTTGGCAGTCTAAGCGGCACGATTGGAACAGGCATTGCGACCTCTGTAACGTGGATGCCTTCGATTTCTCAACTAGCAACTCAAATACCAAATAGCACCTCAGGTAATGGGCATTTAACGCTGGCCACTATCTATGGTGGTAAGACAATAGGTTCTATGACAATTCCCATTACCCTCAACCTACCGACGTCAGTTGTTCCAACCTTGGGCAGTATTTCTATTTCAGAATCCCATGCCACTGCAAAAACGATTTTAACTGGCACCAGTTTTGCCCAGTTGGTGTCCAATCCTAAAGTGACCTTCAATCAAGGAGCGGGTATTTACGGATCGACGATTCCTTCGACGGGTTTTCGCGCAGAGGTCTTTAAGTTTGAGAACAATCAGTGGGTTCAACTTCAAAATGTCACTAGTAGTAATAACGGACTATTGGGTGGAATAAACTGGATTGGTCGAGCTAAGGTCTCTGCCTATGTGACCGATTCGAGAGGGCGACAAAGTGCTCGAAAAGAAGTGGAGATAACCCTATTAGAGTATTTCAAGCCTATCTTTTCATTATCAGCGGTTCGAGCTGGTTCTAGTATGAATCAGGTGACGGTCATACGAAAGCTTAAGATTGCCCCTTTAACCATCAATAGTGTCCAAAAGAACAAGGCGGCCTTGACATGGGAAGTAGTCGATTTAGCAAGCGGTCAGAAGGTCACAAACGCTGGTGGTGCCGCCAACTGGACGTCAACTACGGAACACACAAAGACCGATTTCCAAGCTATTTTAGGTGGCACCTATGATACCACCAAATCCTACACCATTATTGGAAGGCTAGAAGATCTCTTTTACTCCACGACCTTTGAATTTACCATTGGTCCAGAAAAAGTTGTCTACGGCTTAAGTTCATCTGGTATGGGGATAGGGAAAGCCTGGACAAGAGGCGTGCTCGATGTGGATGGGAGCTTACCTGCTTATTTTGACGGGGACATTTATATGAAGAATAAGAAACTTCTTGATATTTTCTATCCAGTGGGTGTTATTTACGAGTCAACTTCAAGCTCTAATCCCTCAACATTTATGGGAGGCACTTGGGAGCGGTTTGGCAACGGTCGGATCTTGGTTGGTGTGTCTGAGAATGAAAGTGAGTTTAATAGCGTCAATCAGTCAGGTGGTAGTAAGACACATACCTTGACCATTGATGAAATGCCATCTCACTCACACGCTCAGTATGTGACGGCTAACAATGGTTCAGGAGCTGTTCGTCGTGACTACTCTTCAGATGGCAGCTCTACGATTTATCCGCAAGGAAATAACACAGGAAATACTGGTGGCGGTAAGCCACACAATAACTTACAACCTTACGTCACGGTTTACCGTTGGCGTAGGGCAGCATAAGAAAGGAAAGTGTCATTATGAAAGAATTACTGGCAACAAATAAAGTCCTCTTCTCAGCGATTGGAGGACTTATCGGATCAATCTTTGGAGAAGTCGATGGCTTTCTCTTTGCATTGATGGTTTTTATTTCCATCGATTACATCACAGGTCTCATGGCAGCAGCCGTTGAGAAGAAATTAGCTAGCAATATTGGGTTTAAGGGCATCTTCAAAAAAATTGTCCTTTTATTTTTGGTAGCAGTAGGACAAATCATTGATGAGCATGTCTTGAAACAAGGGGGCATGGTTCGTACTGCCATCATCTTTTACTATCTCTCAAATGAAGGCTTGTCCATCATTGAGAATGCGGCTAGGATTGGACTACCAGTTCCTGAGAAGTTGAAAGATGTGCTGAAACAATTGAAACAAGGAGATTAGGATGACTTTTTTATCAAAGATTAAAGACGGTTGTTTAGCATCTTGGGAGCATGGTATTCTTCCTTCCGTGTCAGCAGCACAAGCTATCTTAGAGAGTGGTTGGGGAGAGTCTTTGTTAGCACAATACCCTAATCATAATCTCTTTGGAATCAAAGCTAGTTCTGATTGGAAGGGAAAACGTGTTGACCTTCCAACTCAAGAATACATTGATGGGAAATTCGTCACGGTTGAGGCTACCTTTAGAAAGTATGACTCATGGGAGGAATCCATTAAAGATCATGCGTTGTTCTTTTCAGAAACAGCATGGCGACGTAGCCATTACCAAAACGTGCTCGGTGAAGAAGACTATAAAAAAACCTGTCTCGCTTTACAAGCGTCAGGTTATGCGACAGATCCTAACTATGGGTCAAAATTGATTACACTTATTGAAGCACATCATCTCAACACTTGGGATGACCGTATTTTAAACAAAAAAGGAGAAACGACTATGAGTAAACATTTAGTTATCTGCGGACATGGACAAGGACAAACAGGTTATGATCCTGGAGCAACGAATCCTAGTTTAGGTATTACTGAAGCAGGAAAGGTTCGTGAGTTTGCGAATCTGATGAAGAAGTATTCTGGGAATCGGATTGATTACATCACTGACCATAATGTCTATAACTACCGCAGTATTGGTAGTTTGGGAAATGGCTATGAGTCGATTACGGAACTTCATTTCAACGCTTTTAATGGACAAGCGAGAGGAAGTGAAATTCTGATTTATTCAGGCTACACAGCTGATAGTTTAGACCAAAAACTGCTAGCTATTCTAGCCAAGCGTTTTACGAATCGTGGTTTTAAACAAGTGAACTGGCTCTACAATGCCAATGTCTCAGCAAGTCGAGGATACAATTATCGATTGGTGGAGATTGCCTTCATCGATAATAATAGTGATGTGGGCATCTATGAAGCCAATAAAGACAGTATGGCTCG